CGGGTTCTGGGGGGTTCCACTAATACCCCCGGTTGGTTAGTCTTGCCAGGTGCAGTGCTCGGCGTCCATAGACGTCTTAGACTGATCGATGGCGACGAGGCCGAATCAAACTAACTCAATCAAAGGAATATCATGAAAAAAATCATTGTACTAGTAGCATCACTCATCGCAGCCTCAGCATTTGCGGCTGATGCACCTAAAGCAGCCTCAGCACCAGCCGCGGCTTCTGCTCCAGCGGCTGCAGCCTCAGCGCCTAAGCACAAGCCTGCGCATAAAACTGAAGCTAAGGCGGAAGCTAAAAAGGCTGATAAGAAAGAAGCAGCTGTTGCAAAGCCTGCAGCTTCTGCGACTAGTAAGTAAGAAGCACTGCTCAGGGAAGGGCACCTTCGGGTGCCTTTTCTTATTGTAGGAGGGATAGATGAAGAGACTCACCATCGGATTAATCCTGTCAATGATAGTCACGACGGGAACATACAACGAGGTCAACGCAGATCCCTTTCATCGTGGGATCAACTACGATCAACTCACGAAGTCTCAGCGCGCGCAGGTGGACTGCCTAGCCATGAACGTCTACCGTGAAGCGGGATACGAGAGTGTAAGCGGGCAGCTCGCGGTGGCGATAGTAACTATGAACAGGGTACAGAGCGGGAAGTTTAAGAACACCGTCTGCCGAGTGGTGCACCAGAGTCGCAATGGCACGTGCCAGTTCTCCTGGACCTGCGTCAAGTCTGGTCAGAGCAAGGTCAATCCTAATGTGTATAACTATACCAGAGAGTTGTCAACGAAGGTGTTCATTAACCGCTCCTTGATTCACGACTATATGAACGGTGCGTTGTTCTTCCATGCGAAGGACATCAAGCCAAACTGGAAGAACGTGAAGGTGGTCGCCCAAGTTGGACAGCACGTGTTTTACAAACCCATAGGAGCATCATGACAGAAGAAACAATCGAGATCAAGAGTGGAAGCTCAAACGGTAGGATCGCGCCAAAGACCGTGTCGAGTGTGTATGAGTACTACTTGAACGGTGAGCTTAAGGAAGCAGGCGAATATGTCGAGTGGTTTGACACCATGCGTCACGCTGGTGAGAACGACATCATCAAGATTTTCATCAACAGTTACGGCGGGGACATCTACTCAGCAATCCAGTTCATGAGCGTCCTACAGGACACGAACGCCACTGTGGTATGTTCCGTCGAGGGTATGTGTATGTCAGCCGCGACGCTGGTGTTCCTGTCGGCCGACATGTTCGAGGTGACGCCACACTCCATGTTCATGTTCCACAATTACTCGGGTGGTACCATCGGCAAGGGCGGCGAGATGATTGACCAGATTCGGCACGAACGTAAATGGTCTGAGCGGTTACTTCGTGAAGTATATAAAGATTTTCTATCAGAAGCAGAGATAACCTCTATACTAGATAACCGAGATATATGGATGGACGGTGAGGAAGTAATTACTCGAATTAAATTAAAGATTGATAAGATGAATATGGAAGCTGATAAGGTTATAGCAGCAGAGATTAAAGCAACTCCAAAAACTAAGCCAAAGAAATAGGAGACTATTCAGTTTAACACGAAAGTGCCAGAAAAAAGCCATATGAATCAACAACTTAGAGAGCCCTTTTTGGGCTCTTTTTACTTGGTAAGGGGTAACCAAGGGCCAAGATCGTACAGTGTCACTCCCACGCAACGAGACCTAAAAAAAGCCATATGAATCAACAACTTACGATGATGCGTAGTGCCAGAATGCCTAGAATTCCTTCCCGTTGGTAGATCCCCACTTCTTAGTCCTCTATGACACCTGGTGCACTTGGAGTAGTTGACAAGAACGGTCAACTACTGGTGTACAGTAATTCCGGATCTGGGTATAATGGTTCTATCAAATCAAACAAGGACTGCAAGATGAACTGGAATAAACAAGGCGAGAAAATCACTGCAATGTATCAAGGGCAGCGGGTTAGTGGCACCGTGGAGTCCAGTCGTGTAAAGTATGGCGCAGGCAAAGTTCAACACCTGTTGATCCTGGATCAACCCATTCAGTTGCGGTGGCGCACCGAGCCCACTGATCGTTTGTTGATAAATGAAGATGAGATGGTTGACATCGTCTAAGGTCCTTGTTATAATACACTAGCAAAACAGGAGAAATAATGAAAGCAATCTTTGAAATGACGTTGTGGGACGATGCAGAAACGGCAAAAGACTTAACCATACTAAATCGTCTTGAAGCATTGTTTGATCATTCAAAGAACAGCTTGCCCGAAGAATACTACTGGTTCAGCGACAATTTGCCAGTGGGTTCTCGGGTTCGTATCACATTTGAGGTGATTGGATCATAACACATGGACAACGCAAAAGGAAGCAAGATGATTTCAAATCAAAAACATTTGGTAAACTATCTGCAAGCGTCAATCGATGCGATGCTGCTGGTTATTGACATGGAGCAACATGAAACCCATAATGCTCACCCAAACTGGACTTACAGTCAAATTCTAAATGATATGCGATCCATGTTGGATGCTGAGACCGCCCTGCTCCGTAGGCAAGAAGTCTTAGGACGGTAGTTGACAAGAACGGTCAACTATTGGTGTACAGTAATTCAAGATCTTGGTATAATGGTTCTATCAAATCAAACAAGGACTGCAAAATGATCAGCTTCGACAAACTCAACGCCGCTTCCATCGACGAACTCATCGCCCTCAACCGGGTTATTGTTTCAATGGTCAAAGAAAAGACCCAAGCCAAAGTGCGAGCCGCGGCCAACAAGCTCACGATCGGTGCCACGGTTACTTGGACTGGCCGGGTTGGTCGTCCAGTGACTGGCATCGTCACTAAGGTTAAGATCAAGATGGTCGAGGTCGATGCCGGCCGTGATGGTCGCTGGAATGTAAACGCTTCACTATTGAAGGTGGTCTAAAATGTCTCAGAGTGATAAAGAAAAAGCAAATCTGTTCATTGAGATCCGATCCATGCTCCCCAAGACTTTGTTTGCAGGTAGCAAGGACTGGGTAGCCGGAGACACCGTTAGTCGCGTCGAGTGGTTGCTGTTGACGATCGACACGCTCAAGCAACAGATCAAATACTTGGAAGATTCAAACTCACAATAATGGCAAACGTACACTTCATGCGTAAGATCGCCTCCGACGCGCTCTACGATACGCTCTTCTTCGTTGATGGTCGTGTGCCGGTCAAGACCAAGGACTCAGACTCGGTGACCCTTAGTACTACCGGCATCAAGGTCAAGATCGTCACCAACCGCAATATCACCGTGAATACCGTGAAGTGTCGTAGTCTTGGTGAAGCCCGCAGCATGATTCAGAGGTGCATGTGAACTCTACTTTTACTTTTACTCAACGCCAGTTGTGGGCAATCCACGACATGCTTGAGATCAATCCCTGGGTTCAACCTGCCTATCGCTGGTATCATGAGATGAGCGAGAGCACCTGTGTCAACGTCTATGACGTAGAGGACTGGGCGATGGATTTCTACAATGCCTACAACGCTGTCTATCCCAACACGTACTAAGATGATCATCTACGACAATCGAAAGCGGAAGAAAGATCCTAAGCCTAACGCCGAGCAGCGCACGCTTCAGGTTGAGTGGGAGGAGTTGCTCAAGAAGCACGCCACGAAGCCGGCCGCAAGGCCTAGGTTTGTGAAGCCCGTCGTCAAGCAGGTACCCGAGCCGCAACCCAAGATCCAGAGCCTCAACGCCTGGGTCACTGGTCCGGTAAGCACCAAGCAGACACCAAAGTACACCGGTACCAAGATCATCGGTATCGGTACGATGCACAAGTCAAACGCAGTCCCTGTCTTCTCGGACGAGGAAGCCATCGACATCGCGCGTATGCGCAGGGGATAGTTATGGAACTAAAAGCTTATGTAGGTCTCGTTGACTCTGGTGACGACTTCATCTGGAACGTCTACTGCTTTGAAGACTCAGAGTACACCACAAAGTTCTTCTTCTATAACGCGCAAGACGCCGAGAAGATGCGGCAACGCTGGGTCAACGGTGAACCCTGTGTCCAACCTTCACAAAAAACTCCTGTACAACAATTCCCACTTGTGATATAATATGACTATGAACAAACACACCATCCAAAACGAGATCATCTCCGCCTACGCTGCCAATGATCTACAGACTATCCAAGAAGCGTACATCAAGCTCATCAACATGAAGGGAAAGCTGGACCGCTGGTTCAACAAGTTCCTTGACATGTATAGTGAGAAGATGGATGAAGTTGGTCGTACGCATCCCATCATGAGGTGTTACAACGCCAAGTTCGAGGAGTACTCTGACATCAATACAGTAATCCGTACTGCAGAACACTACATGAAAGCGCCGAGTGTTTAAGGGACCTACGGCGTTCTCGTTACACATCGAGGAGATCTCGGTTGCTAAGAAGATCTCACATATGGACGCTGTACTACTCTACTGTGCCGACAACTACGTTGAGCCAGATGAGATCAAGAGCCTGATAAATAAGCCCCTACGAGATAAAATCGAGGCCGACATGAGGGCCGCGAACATGCTACCAAAGCAAGCTACACTGGACGTATAATGAATGGCTATCAGGCTTACAAGTATTTCATGGCTGTGAAGCTCCACTTCACCACCGAGAAGTACGACCTGTTCGAGAAGCGCGGTCGTGTGTCAGGAACACAGGCTACCTTTGAGAAGCGCAACGACCGCGGCCTGTTTGAGAAGCTCGCTGACAACTTTGACACCGACCAACAGTTGATACAGTTCCTTGTGGCCAACCTAGCCTACGGCAACAAGAATGTGATCTACTCCAAGGACTCTGACGACTACTACACGACTTGGCTACGTCGTAAGGAGTCTCGGTCACGAATCTTTGAGATGGACCTACACAAGATCTTTATACACGTGACATCGGGTAAACTCAAAGAGTCCAGCCTCTACTCGATCGAGAACGAAGTTCCAGAGTTGCTCAAGCTCTACGTTGGCGGACACGTCACGCTAGAGACTATGGTGATGCTTCAGGAGCTTGAAGACTACCTCCCTAAATGGGAACCCCTAATCATGCTTTGGCACGATCACTTCCTCACCATAAGGAAGTGCAAAAGGTTTGTACAATGGGACACAGCCAGGGTACAATCAATCTATCAACAACACAAAGAGAACATGTCAGAACTATAAAATGGGCCGCACTGCATATAACTATCGAGAAGACGAAGAGGGCCGTCTTAAGATCAAAAAGAAAGTCAAGCACTCAAGGAACTCACCTGGCCACGGCATGAGGGTGATAAATAGCTGGTCCGAGGAGATTGAGGGTTACGCTCCCGATGATTCTAAGGATGACACAGAGCAGCAATACATCGTAAACACACCGCAATATCGCGTAACATAAGGACACACAATGGACATTAATACACTTCGTAAAATGCGTACTTCGGACTTTGGTAAGATCTCTTCCGAGTTCAACAACATCGCCAATCCCTCCTCGGGTGGCGCTAAGTCATATCAGGACGACAGGATGTGGAAGCTTGAAGCCGACAAGGCTGGAAACGCAACCGCTACTATCCGGTTCCTTCCAAAGACTGAAGGGGACGAGCTTCCATGGGTTCGTATCTTCAACCACGGCTTTCAGGGTCCTACCGGCAAGTGGTACATCGAGAACTCCTTGACCACACTGGGTGAGAACGATCCAGTCGGCGAGTTGAATTCTCGTCTCTGGAACACTGGTGATGAGAAGGATAAGGAAGTCGCGCGCAAGCAGAAGCGTCGCCTGTCTTACATCGCCAACGTGCTGATCGTTGCTGATCCTAAGCATCCCGAGAACGAGGGTCAGGTTCGACTCTTCAAGTTCGGCAAGAAGATCTTTGACAAGATCATGGACAAAGCTCGTCCTACCTTTGAGGATGAGAAGCCTGTGAACGTGTTCGACTTATGGGAAGGTGCAGACTTTAAGTTGCGTCAACGTAAGGTCGAGGGCTACGCCAACTACGATCAGTCGGCTTTCCTTGAGCCGTCTCCTATTGCTGGTACCAGCAACGGTAACGATGAAGAGGCTATCCTTAAGATCGTTAATAGCCAACACAAGCTCGCAGAGTTCTTGGATCGTAAGAACTTCAAAACCTACGAAGAGCTGGCGCGTAAGATGGCGTCTGTACTCAACACCGAGGCTGCTGTCACAGCTTCTACTGCGATGTCCTCGATCTCTGAGGACGACCTCTACGTGGCACCTAAGCGCATCGAGGTCAAGAAGGCACCGGTTCGTGTGCATGCTGCGACTGAGGATGAGGATGAAGACGCTATGGCGTACTTCAAGAAGATCGCGACTGAGGATTAAACCTCCCCGTGATACAACAAAGGTGCTTCGGCACCTTTTCTTTTGCCGGTCAATTACACAAAGATTGTACAGACTCTAGCAGTGATGGTATAATGTATCTTCCGGTAACCAATAATATAACAACCAGATAGTGGAACAACCCCGAAGGGGTAACAGGTTAGTAGTTACCCCTAGAGAACCTATAACGATCCATTGAAGAGTCTTCATTCCTAGCTGGTGGAAACATCCTAGACGTATTAGTCGTGTTGTTCACAGTGGTGTTGCTTGGTGCTATGACTGTGTTGTTAGACGTAACCGGTGCTTGTTCCTTCAGTGCACCAACTTTAGTCGTTAGATCTTCTACTATCACACCAGTAGTTGTGGTTGGCTTCATTAGATCTGCTTTGTTAGATATTGGGTTAGATATGTTGTCTTGTATCGACCTTCTAACCTGACCTTCTAACATTGTCTTACTCATTGGGCTTAGATCTTTACCATATTTTTCTACGATCGTATCAGTTAGATCTAATTGAGAGTTATAATCTTTAACTTTTCCTGTTCTAACTGCATCAGAAGCTTCTTGCATAGCACTCTTCTGTGCAGTGTTGAGTTGAGCTGACCTTCCAGCTGCTTCTACGACCCCAGGTATGTTTGGGCCTTTGGCATCTTCACTGCTAAACAATGTACCTGCGTTTTTATAGAGACCATAAGCGCCACCTACTAGACCTCCGATGGCTGCACCAGGAATGGCACCAACACCTCCAAAGAGTGCTCCGATACTAGCACCAACACCTGCACCAGACGCCGCTGAACTTCCTATGTCTGCGGTCGCAGCTAGTTTCTCATGACCTGATTCTTTAAGTTTATCAGAAGCGTAGTCTAAAGCTAGTCCACCTACTAGTCCACCTACACCACCAGTTAAGCCCTTAGCGATGGAAAGGCCTTTGCCTAGTATGCCAGCGCCTTTAGCTGCTGTACCTGCGGCGCCTTCAGCAATAGTTGCGCCGCTACCCAATAAGTCTACACCAGTTGAGGCGGCAGCACCTAGGACGTCACCTTCAGCTAGAGCACCTGCGCCACCAGCCATCATGCCACCGATACCTAAGATCTTACCAAACTTACCTAGCTTACCACCCTTTTTACTAAGCCATGATCCTGCCGCAGAGGCTGCGTCACCTGCCACTCCTAGAGCTTTTCCTAGTATACCGCCACCTCCACTATCACTAGGTGCGGTTGTCTCTGTCCTATTAGACGTATTAGTTGTGATGAGGCCGCGAGTGTTTTCCTCAATCTTTGAGAGCAGCGTCGTCTGTTCTTTTACAACTGCGAGCTGTTCATTCTTATCTTCTTCAGACAGAGTAGCCACCCTACCAGCCTTGATTGATTCTGCTGCAGCAGCTTTAGGTGCGTCAGCCTGATCGACTGTTGCGATCAACGCTGGAGTCTCACTTAACTTTCTGCTACCAGGCATACGCACTGGAGAGGTATTCTTGTGCTCCGCTTCTTTTCGCCCGTCACCGATCGACTCAGCTGCGAACTGGCCGGCCTTATCAACCTTGGCGTACTCAGTGGTGAGCTTAGCCTTTTCATCGAGCAGTGCACGGCCCTGCTTTGTCTTAGCCATCGTGGCGTCATCTACACCGGTTGATTTCTTAAAGTCTTCGATCTTAGAGTCGACACCTTTGATGTTAGCAGCGGTCTTGCCTGCGATCACGAAGTCTCTATGTAACTCAGGTACAGTCTTCTCGCTGTCGAGAGCCTGCTGCTTCTTGACGAACGCGTTACGTGCTTCACGCTTGCTGATACCAAATAACGTGTCTGTTAGCCCACCTTTCTTGATGGTACCTGATGATACCATGCCGGCTGCAAGACTCTGTGCACCACCCCTGATCATAGCGCCTGGAGACTCACGCATCCCCTTGACTACGTTGCTGACACTACCCTTGACGCTGTTCTTAAAATCACTAAGTTTTTCACCAACAGATTTATATTGTTCAATAGGTTCCGCTACTTTAGCAACAGCATTAGCCTGTTCATCGGTATGGGTGTTGTGTTGAGTTGTGATCGCCTCGATCTGTAACTTTAGAGCCTTCGCGTTGTCGGCCCTCATCAACTTGATCTCTTGTTTTATCTCATCTGCGGTCTTGATTGACCTCTCGCTCATGGGTTGCATTGTCGTTAATGATTCCCTTGCTGCAACACGTGACTCTACGCTGATTTTACTTTGTTCGTGTGCAGTCTTAAGAGCTTCAATCTGAGTTTTCAGCGACTCTTTGCTAACTACCTTAAGTGACTCAATCTTAGACTCTAATGATTTATTACTGGCGTTGCTTGTGTTACTGGCATTACTGGCGTTGCTTGTGTTAGATAACTCAGTCCTAAGAGAATCGACGGTTGACTCTAGATTCTTGATGTTCTCAACGTTCTTTTCGTTGATGATGTTGGTGGTATTAGAGACCTGAAGTTGTTGCGCCTGTGTCTTGGCGTCGACATTAGATAACTGCTCGAGCTTCTCAAGTATCTTAAGTTGTGCAGTAGGATCACCAACCTGTAGCAGACTACGAATGCTGTCAAGGTGTTCAACTGAGGCGCGCTGCAACTGTAGTAGTTGCTGAAAGCTCGTTGGTGAAGCGGTTATGACAGTCATTCGTTATCCCTGTTTTTATACTCGTTGTTTCTGTGCCTCTATCCGAGCCTTCTCTTCCTCGAGGTGCTGGATCAGCAGCGCAGTGTATATCTCGCGCTCGAAGGGAATCATAGACTCGATCTCGGTTAATGAGTATTTATGGTACTGCATTAAGGAGAAGTTCATCTTGTAGTAGTTCATCAAGGTGTCGTGATAGAGGCAGATCAGAAAAAAGAATCGAGGCCTCTGATCATCTTGTCGTGGTCTTTATGACATAACGGACACTTGAACACCACTCGCTGCTCAAGCTTTGGCATGGTATCAAAGAATCGCTGCAGTTTCTTAAACTGTGTCTGTGTCAGATTGTTCACGAAGTCTCGTAGTTCTTCCATAGACTGATCACGAGCGTAGAACATCTCTTCGCTATTGTAGACTGCTTCGATACATAGACAGATGACCTCAAACAGGCCATCGATGTTGTCAGTGTCGATACCCTCCATCCGCTTGATCATGCTGAAGGAGGGATACTTCATGATTACACCTACGTCGTCGAATAGGAGAATCTTCTTGTCATGCCCCTCTGCGATGTCTACGGAGAGTTTGGTCAAATCGATGGAGTATTTAACAGTCGCCAGCGGATCGGTGCAGGTGTCACACTTCAAAACAAGGTCAACTATCTCACCCACTGACTTAGCCCTGAGCTGCGCAAAGATGTACTCAACATCAAAGAGTGCTAGGTCGTCGACGTTGATCTTCTCGGTGATACAGGATGCGATGACGCCCTTAAGCGTATCTAGCATTACGTCTGGATCTTCGCTATGCTGAGCGATGAGCAATGCCTTCTCCTCCTTCACCAAGAACTGTCGATAGGTCACAGACTTCTTAAGTGATGGGATGACGAGCTTGTACTTCGGTGTTGCTGCTGATGGTAGTGCCATTATATTCCTCTTTTCAAGTTTTCAAGCATACGACTTAACTCTGTCGTGTTGCCAACGAATATTGCATTATTAGTCACGTTTGACTGCTCTCCCTTAGGAGACTCTATCTTCTGCTTCTTTGAGTGTAGGTCAAGCAGTTGGTGGTTGATGTCAGCGAGTTGCTTCATTAGGTTGCCAACAACCTCAAATGCACGAGGATGTTCAGATTGCTTAGCAACCTCTAGCGCATGGAACAACGCCTCCTGACCCTGTTCCAGTAGAGAGTGGAGGTTTCTACGACTAACACTATAATCGTCATCGAGGGTGTCATCCTTTGGACGATCCTCGATGACTGTCACCGGCCTACTCTGTATGGTAGTTACATCAAATACTTCACTTAGTTTATCACGAATCTTCATGGTATTACCGTTGTCGTCTAACTCGTACTGGCGCCGCATCTACTGGTGTTGGATCCGGATCTGGCATAGCATCTGGTAATGGAGTCGTAGTCGTAGAAGTAGTAGTGTTACTAGTCCAAGGTGTAGAAGCTGCAGCGGGTGTATATGATGTAGACGCTGAAGTCGAAGGGGTATATGATGATGGAGTATATGATGATGTAGTCGAGGTTGTTGTGTTCATAGGATTAGTGGCAGTGCCATTGATCTTCTCCTGTGTGCGACCATATGCCGCAATGCCTAGTATACCACCCATAGCTAAGTGAAACAGTCCAGCACCTTGAAGTGTTATTGGTGACCATTGACTAGAGATATTACCTTTATCAAGGCCTTGAAGAACACTCCATAGCACAGGGGCTATGATAAAGTCAAATGTACATACACTAAGATACATCATGGCCATCAACGGACGCCATTGCGTCTGCATCCAGTCTTCTTTCTTAACTGGCCTTGTAGGGAGTTTTTTGGTTACCATTTTATATGGACTCTTCTTCTGTATAGTCGATAGGAATGTCAATACCATCATTATAATAACTAGTAGCGTCACCTGTTAATGAATCAGGGACATCATTTCTGCTAAACTCAGCATAGTTACCAGAATTATCAAAGTCTGGATAAACATCACTTCCAGGAACGAATGGCAGACCAGCTTGTTGCAGCAATTCACCATAACCACCACCGGGATCCTTACGCTTGTTTATGTGGTATTTATAATTAAAGGTAACAGTTAGCTTAGCAACATCTTTAGAGTTATAGTCAAGTTGTATAGCACCAACTGATTTAGGATACACTTCACGAAATTCTACCTCGTAGGTATCATTGTCTGCTACGTCCTGCACTGTGATATTCATCTGTGTTGTATAATCATCATAATAACTATTTACTCTAGTGTTTGGATTAACTATAGCATCCATCCAATCATTAAAGAAACTCAATACGCTCATCTTTCTATCAACATAGAACGTCAATGCGATAGGTTCAAAGTTTCGTTCGTATACTACTTCACGATTCTCACCGAAAGATCTTACCGGAGTAGAAGCGTATGCCATTCCAGGTAGAGCAGCTTGTTCACAGTAAAGTTGTATCAATCTAGCATCACTACCACCTAATGCGGCCGGACTTGCTATGTTTACTAAGAACCGGTTCGTTCTACTTAAGCCTTCACCCTTTATTTGGCTGATGAAGTCATATAGTGATGGACTAGCCATTAGGTGCCTCCTGTGGTCTTCCAGACCTGTGTAGTCGTAGCCTTAGCGAAGCTTTCGACTGGTAACATCATCGCTGTTGTCCAGTCAGCAGGCTCTATGATCTTGAGTTGAGTTACGATGTGTTCACTTAGGTAATGCTTAACACAATGTTTAGCAAGACCAAACTTCGCAATGCCCTGCAACATGCTATAGGAATACCTGAGTCGAGTCTTCTCTTCGATTCCCTTAGTCGTTTTGAATCGCATGAGGTTTTCAAGTACACCAATCCTGAGCTTATATGATAGGTAGTGCATGTTGAGACCAAGGAACCCATTCTCAGTCTTTTCAAAGGGAAACACTAGAGGAAACCTGTCGTAATGGGGTAGTGTTTCTTTGTACTTAGGGTCATAGAAGAACATGTATAGGTTACCTGGTTGTATCTTTGAAACAACTCGACCAGAGTTCTTATAGACTTTATTTGTTGTTACACCTTGCTTACGAAGCAGCAGCGCCTGTTGCTGAAACCAGACTCGTGACTTAGCGACGATAGTCTGATCGTATTTGTACTGTTCGAAGACGTTTAAGAAGTTCATTTTATCCCTAGGTGATACTCTGTCAACACCACAAAATCCCATCCTCTATCTTTAGCATAATTTGTAGCGGCTTTCCACTTAGCGTCATTCACGCCCCAAGTCATCACCTCGGTGATATAGCGCTTGGTCTTTCGTGATGGAGGTACTGGCGGCCGAGTTTGTTGGTCTGGTTTTATTTCTACTAAATAGGTTTTAAGTGTACCTGATTTATCCCGCACTTGAATCTTGAAGTCTATGAAGTACCGATGTGCTCTATTGTCAACTGGTGATATGTAGGGTACAACAGTCTCCTCTGAGTTCCACTTAAGCACAGACGAATTAGTATCGCACCATATAGCAAACTTAGTCTCCCAGCTTGACCGCATGATGATGTTCGTTGGATCACCAACGTATTTATGTGTGTTGATGGGAGTGTACTTGCGTTTGTGAAACATAGATAAATATAAAGAATATACAACTATTTATAGGATGTAAAGCATGGAACCTGACAGCATCGCAGAACCCGGCATAGGACCTACTACAGCTGTGCCTGAGAGCGGTTATTCGGGTAAGAGTTTTGACACCACTGGATCAAAGTACGACGTCAGCAATCATTCCTATCCCTCTGATCTTATGGGAAATCTTACGGAGTATGGCAACAACTATGTGATCTTCTACATCAACGTCAATGACGCAGCTAAGATGGTAGAGAATAATCAAGCCGGTACAGTTGACATCGACGCGTCTGAGCGTGATAAGAGCACGTTAAGCAGTCAAAACATTAGTGGTCTTTCTGTAGCTAGTACAGCAATTGCTATAGGTGCTGCTACTGGGGCTGCAGCAAACTCAAATAGTACAGAGAAAAATGCAACTATAAAAGGTGCGCTGAAAGGTGGTGCGGTAGCTGGTGCATCAATTGCCAACTTAAATTTACAGACTGGTGCTACTTTTCAACGTAGTCAAAAAAGACTTAAGACCGCTATAGCATTAAACGTTCCTAATCAACTATCTATTAGATATAGTGCTGATTGGAACAGTACTGACACATTTGCATTTCAAGCCGCATTAGCAGTGCCTAATGCTATCGGTCGAGCAACAGAAGATAAGTTGCGTTCACTTCCAGAAACCGCTAGCATTGCTTCGGCTATATTTGCAGCCACTACATTAAAGGGAGCAGGCGTTATTGGAGGTGCTGCTTTACAAGCCGTAACTGGGTTGGCACCTAATCCAATGAAGGAGCAAATATTTAATGGTGTTGACTTCAGGTCATTCACGATGGAGTATATGTTTGCTCCTAGGAATGAGGCTGAAGCACAAAACGTTTTAGGGATCATCAAAGCGTTTAAGTATCACATGCTGCCTGAGTACAAGGGCGGGGGCAACTTTTTGTTCCTCTATCCGTCTGAGTTTGACATCACATACTTTAATGGTGGCAGGGAAAACTTAAACATTCATCGTCATACCTCCTGTGTATTGACTGAAATGAACGTTAACTATACACCTCAGGGTATGTTCAATACGTTTAGGAATGGTATGCCTACACAGATAGGCATCAATATGACGTTTAAGGAATTGGCTATCGTTACAAAAGAATCTGTTACAAGGGGTATGTAATGTACTTTAGTAATTTTCCAACAGTCGTACATGACTTTGACTTACCAAACGGAAAAGATTATCGATTAATTGCCGACATTACTCGTAATGTGCGATTCCGAAAAGCTATCTTAGATAACATTACGCTCTATGACTACTATGATATAGCAGAGGGTGAGACGCCCGAGATCATCTCTGAAAAGATCTATGGTACACCCTACTATCATTGGATTATCATGTTGGCTAATCAGCGATATGATTACATAGAAGATTTTCCGCTAGCACAGTTTGAACTTGAGTCTAAGATAGCAGCGTTGTATTCATCAGGCGAAGATACACATCATTTCTTGTACAATGGTGCTACCTCAGAAGGCATCGTAAAGATTGGTTTTTCTGCTATAACAGGATCAGCTGCAACATTGCTAGCAGTTATTAATGTTGGTGACATCTTAAAGAACAACGTTAATGGTTATACAGCTCGTGTTGATTCAGTAGACGTATCAACATTAACGATAACTTGTAGAATGAGGTTGGGTAACTTTAATACAGATGCATCAGTATCTGTATTAAGATCTGTTGCACCTGATCAAACTAAACCTACGATTAGGAATATAGTTAATATAAGTGCTCTGAATCCTGGCATCTTAATTGTCTCATCATTCGCATTAACACCGTTATATAGCGCAGTATCTAATGCGCAATATGAATACACTCAAAATGAAGCAAAACGCAAAATAAAAATCATTGATCCACAATTGGTTGCGACTATACTAAAAGAATTTAATGGTATGCTATGAGTACTGCTGATACTTCAACTGAATCTCTTAATTTTGCAGGAGAAATAGTTCTTCGAAAGATAGAACTATTATCCTCTGCTAATTTCAAATTAGACATTAGAGATCAAATACTAAGTATCGAGGTATATGAAGACATCTTTTCGCCATTTATTACAATGGCGGTGACGCTCCGTGAATCACTCGATTTTATTAATGTTCTACCAATACGTGGCGAAGAGATAATCACCATAGAATTAGCCACACCAACATTTAATAAACCAAATACTACGATAAGTGGTAAATTTTATGTTTATAAATTAGCTGATCGTGAATTGATTACAGATCGCAACTCTGTTTATACATTATATTGTGTATCATATGAAGCATTAACAGACTTAAACGTTAAGTTATCTAAGGCAAACAAAGGTAATATTGCAGAGATTGCTGCATCACTGCTTGGTAAAGATGGATTAAACACCGAAAAGAATATTAACATTGAGCCTACACAGAATACAACAAAGTATATCTCTAATTTTTGGTCTCCAATAAAGAACTTAAATTATATAGCAGCTACTGCAATTAATAAGAATGATAATCCTACATATCTGTTCTTTGAAAACAGAGAAGGATTTAACTTTGTATCTCTTGATCTATTATATGATTTACCAGTGTATCAAACGTTTACTGATAGCAGTTATGTCCGTGATACACTGCCTGATGGTAAGTCTATTAGAAATATACAGAAGGAATATCAACAGATCATAGAGATCAAGGTGCGTACTAACTTTGACATCCTTAAGAATATTAACGCCGGTACCTATGCGTCTAGGATATACTCTTATGATATGCTTCGAAAGAAATACTACGTTAAAGACTATGTAGCGTATGATGAATTTGGTGAGATCAATCATCTCAACGACTTCTCTATAAACTCAGATCAATTACCAACAAAACCTGTTAATTTTATTTACAATAATGTTAGACACTTCTCGGTGTTCAATGGATTTAATGATGTTTCAAACACAGAGACTATGCAAGCTCGAGCTTCTGCTATTCAGTTGTTGAAAAGCAATATGATAGAGATAAGAGTTAATGGTAGGACTGACTACACTGTAGGTCAGAAAGTTTATATTGAGGTTCCTAAACCTGCTCCTATAAATGAAAATGATACGGCTGATCTTAATAATGCTACAGGCATGATTGATAGTATGCTCTCAGGCAATTATCTGATCACCGCAATAAATAACATCATTAATCGCGAAAATCATACTGCGATCCTTGAGTTGTGCAAAGATTCTTCAGTGGAATAAACAATGATATATACAGGTTGTGTAGAATCTCGCAGTGACCCCTTAAAGCTTGGTCGCTGTCAAGTTAGAATAATTGGTCTACATACTCACGATAAGACAGTACTGCCTACTGAAGATTTGCCCTGGGCTTTGCCTATGCAGTCGATCACCTCGGCCGCGATGAGTGGTATTGGATCAACTCCGCTTGGTTTAGTAGAAGGCACTTGGGTTCTAGTTGTCTTTCAGGATGAAGACAATCAGTATCCAATCATGATTGGATCAATTGGTGGGATTGAGCAGACTATGGTTGCTCCAACATCCGACAACTCTGCACTTCAACTTAATGTTGATGGTGATGTCACTGACACCAATGCACAATCTGGTAACACTGTAGATGGAAGCGGTAGCGTACTAACAAGTTCTGATGGTACACCAGTTGTATCAAGTGATGGTACACCAGTAACAACAGGTACTGCTACCACTAACCCTACTCCTGCGCCTGATCCTAAACCCACTAGTCCAACCATTACGACTGGAACAGTGCCTCCAGCAAGCGCGAAGGCTGGCATCGATGCACTCAATGCTGCGATGGATGCAGTTGGTTTCACGGGGAAATATGGTCGTGCAACTATACTTGGTATCGCAGGAGGCGAGTGCGCTTGGGTGCCAAAGCCTGAAGGTTACAGTTACTCAGCTGAATCACTGCCTAAGATTTTTGCAAAGACGTTTTCTAATAAACCTGATCTAATCGCACAGTACGCTCGATGGAAGGGAACTCGCGAGACATTCTTCAACTTTGTTTACGCTCCTGCAAATAATGGTGGATCACTAGGTAACACACAACCAACAGATGGAGGTAAGTACTACGGCCGAGGGTTTATTCAGTTGACTGGGCGCGCTAACTACACGAAGTACGGTAAGTTAGCGGGCATTGATCTGGTGTCTCAGCCAGACTTATTGAATGACGACTATGCTCAGTCTGCTAGGGTTGCTGTAGCATACTTCAAAGATCGAGTAAAGACGTCTGATTCAGATCCAAGTTATTTTCAAGCCGGCTTAAAAGCAATTGGTGGCGCTCAAAGTGGATGGCCAAAGAAGGAATCATTCTACCAGTATTTCCTTGGTGATCCTACACCTCCGCCTCAGCAGACTGACAAGAGTTCTAGTCCTGGTGAAGAAGCACAATCAGTACCCGTAGCCGAGAACGGATTACCCGCGGATAGGCAACAAAACTTAGTCATGGGTTTCGTTGATCCTAATATGAAGTATCCGCTTCGTGCTTACATTGGTGAACCCGATACCAATAGACTCGCGCGCGGTAAGATTGAAGGCACCATCGTAGAATTCAAGGATCAAAAGCTACTTGACAATGTCATGACCGGAGGCGGTGTGACTTGGAAGCAACCTGCTATTCCCTACAATGGTAAGTATCCCTACAATAAGGTGATGGAGACTGAGTCTGGCCACATCATGGAGTTTGATGATACGCCTGAAAACGAGCGGGTGCACATCTATCATCGTAAGGGAACATACACCGAGATAGACGCCAATGGTACACAGGTCAATCGTATAGTTGGCGATGGGTATGTCATCACCGAACATAATGGTTACGTTTACATTGGTGGCGATTGTAACGTAACCATCAATGGCACAGCACGTGTGCTAGTAAACGCAGATGCGGTGATTGACGTGATAGGTGACACCACACTTACGGTTGGCGGTAACATATCTGCAGCTGCTGCTGGAAGCATATCTTTGAATGCTGGCACTGACCTAAAGATAAAGGCCAATAACATTTTAATAGAGTCTGTGGCAGACGTTAATGTAACTGCAGGAGGCACGAATAAGTTGACGTCTTCAGGCAACTTTGAAGTCAACGCAGGTGGCAATGCCAACATCGAAGGTTCAATAGTTAACCTAGCGAATGGCGCCGCTTCTGCTGCGCCTTCTGGTTTAGGTAGTCCTCCTAAAGCTGGCACTAAGAACACACAGTCGTTTAAGCAACTTCAACCACCCCCACGTAACATAGAAGCTGATCTTGGATATGAGACACCTGATGAGAATAAAACTCCTGGTGCTACAGCATATCATGAAGAAAGACCTGTCTCTGAAACACCCCCTACTACAGCAGAGTCTGCACCAGCTCCTGTAAATGCTGCGACATCCACTGACTCGGATTGCGGCATCATTCATGGTATGGCTTCATTCCCCGATTCATTCGTGCTATACACCGATAAGACTGGTTATAACTGGACTGTTGGTAAGGTCTTGAATAACAACAAACTTACACCTGGCACTTATAGTACAGGTCCTGGCCGTGGTACAAAGGCCATGACTAGTCAAGACATAGTGTGTAATCTTAAGGCTTTGTGTGTTAACATTCTTGGTCCTATCAATGAAGCTATCGGCACAGTTGGTAAGGCTTGGACAATGACGTCATGCTATAGATCATACGTACCTTCTGGTGGTTCTGCGACTAGTCAACACTTAAGTGGATGCGCGGTTGACATATCACCTGCAGGTAACTATGGTTACAAAGCGAACTACGATTGGGCCGTTAAACTTGCAGCGATACTTCCCTTTGACCAACTGCTACTTGAGTATAGAGATGCAGACAAAGGACATCCTAAACGCTATCAATGGATTCATATCTCTTACAACAACTATGGTGCAGGCAAAAAAGAACTGATGACGTTCTTAAACGATAAGACATATAAGAAGAATGAACTAGTGTTGCTGGGTGAAGTGTGACCGTCACTGTATCACTTATTAATCCAGTTGGATTTCCTGGTCTTGGCGATGAGGAGTTAACTGGTGCCGAGCTTAGAATACCTGGATTCTATGAAGGGTCTACGTTTTCCATTCAGATACAATACGTCTATGACGATGGCGTGAATATTGGTGCACCATCTACGGTAACGGTGACTTCCTATACGATCAATGGTGTTAATGGTCCTCCTCTAACTTCAGCCACAACAAGCACGCTTCAAATGAATGGTGGTTCAAGTAGTGTCTTTACTGATAACTACTATGCCTTCCTTATAGACGATAGAGGAACTATCCAACAACTGCCTGAGAACACCACGACTCCATACGTTGGACTAATCGAATGGCACCCTCCAACTATAAAGACCTTTGAATTGAGTCATGTTATAACAACGAGCATTACCAATAGCTTCACTACAGTTATAAATACAACAACGATAGCTCAGACTGTGAACTGGCAACTTGGTACTGCGTTAACGTCATTCAGAACCTTATTAGCTAAGGGGAGCGTGTAATGCCAGCTGTAGCTAGAAAAAGCGGGACTGACAGGGTATTCTCTCCACATGGCGAGAACCCAAAGACTAAACCAAAATATAAGATGCCTTCAACACAATTTACCAATGAGGGTTCAAGTCGAGTGTTGATTGGAGGCATTGGTGCTGTAAGGCAGGGTGATCCAATGACTGATCACTTTATGGTTGGTGGTTTACTTCATAGTGCAGTAGCACCAACACCTCCAAAACTAGACACTGGTTCTAGTCGTGTATTTGTTGAAGGCAAGGGTTTAGGTAGAATAGGAGATGCATATGGTGGTGACCATCCCATCATATCTGGTTCATCACGCGTCTTTAGTGGGTGATAAATAAGATATGGCAAAAAACACTAGAAACTTCTCTGACATAGACTTAACGTTTATAGCTAATCCAGTTACGGGTGACCTCTCTAAGAAGTACGACGAAAACGCAGTAAAGCAGTCGATTAAGAACTTAGTAATGACACGAAACTATGAGAGGCCGTTTAATAGTTCAATCGGTTCTCAGATATATAACGTCTTGTTCGAGCCTATATCAAACATCACACCGAATCTAGTTAAACAGATTATCCAGAACACAATCAATACGTTTGAGCCAAGGGCTAAGTTAATAGACATTTCTGTTCTACTCACACCGGACAGTAATAGTTTATATGTCACAATCGTGTTTGCGATCATTAATACAGTGACACCTATAACTATGAGTCTTACTTTAGAAAGAACACGCTGATGTCAACGAATAAAATAAAAATATCAGACTTAGATTTTGATCAGATAAAGGCAAACCTAAAAACTTTTCTTACTGCTCAGTCAGAATATACAGACTATGACTTCGAAGGCTCAGGTTTAAGCGTACTATTAGACGTATTGGCGTACAATACACATTACAATGCTATGTACACCAACCTAGCATTCAATGAAATGTTCCTTGACTCAGCGAGCAAGCGGAATAGTGTTGTGTCCATAGCTAATAACTTTGGTTATCTCCCTGTGTCTAGGCATGCATCAAGAGCTACGATTAAACTGGTTGTGCCAAAGGGTACGTCAACTAATTTATCACTAGTGCTACCTAAATACAGTGCCTTTAGTTCTACGATCAATGGAATTAAATATAACTTCTATAATATTATAGAAGCTTCTGGAGGAATAGTTGGCACTAATTTTGAAATACCAAACATTGAACTAGTTGAAGGCACGCCTGTAACGGAAAAGTTCACGATATTTCAGTCGAGTGATAGTATGATGATGCTTAATAATACAAACATCGATACCAGCACTCTTAAAGTTACTGTTCAAGATGTAGCAGAATCATTTACTTCCACCATGTATTCCTTTGTTGATAACATGATAACACTCACCAACACCAGCAAGGTGTACTTTGTCAAGGAGACTGAAGACTCTAAGTATAAAGTGTATTTTGGTAAAAATAATCTAGGATACGAGCCTGGCATTGGTTCAGTTGTTACTGTTGAGTATATGATCACAAGCGGTAGTGCCGCTAATGGCATAAAACTATTCTCCTATGATGGCACAACTTTAGCATCTGGCATTGGTACACCAATTATCACTCTGCCAACTACTTCAATTGGTGGTAAAGACATTGAATCCAATGATGAGATTAAGTATAACGTTTCACATAAGTTTAGGACACAAGATCGAGCAGTCACAGCAGACGACTATGTTAGTATCATTAAGTCTGACTATGGCTCGGTAGATGCCATTACATGTTGGGGTGGTGAGACAGCTAATCCTCCTGTATATGGCAAAGTTTATATTGCTATTAAACCTACAAACGCGTATGTATTAACTGCAACTCAACGTACGTACATAAGAGATACTATATTAAAACCAAAAGCTGTAATCGGCATTTATCCAGAACTGGTCGACCCAGAGTACATCATTGTACAACTAAATGTGAAGTTTTACTACAATGCGAATATGACTAATAAGTCATCGACTCAACTTGAAACTCTTGTGCGCCAATCGATTGCTGACTATAATACAAGTAACTTACTTAAGTTTGGTGGAGCACTTCGTCAATCGCGATTAAGCCGAAGTATTGATGATACTGATATCAGTATTACTAATAGTGTAATATCAATGCATTTACGAAAAATTGTAACAGTTGTTTATAATACAACAGCACAATATGTAGTAACATTTAATAACCCAATTCCTCAAGCAGGATTTGGTGAAGAATATATTATGTCAACAGGGTTTTACATAACATTAGACGCAGATCGTAAGACTTACTATATCGATGATGATGGATTGGGGTCTTTAAGATTATTTTATTATAATGATACTACTCAAGCAAAAGTAATTGTTAATGCTGAATTTGGCAGTGTTGATTATACTAGTGGTTTAATTATAGTTTATAGTGCTTTTATAACAGGTTTAGTAGGTTCAGATCTAGAATTCATTGTCACACATAGAAATGAAAATGTATTAGCTAAATACAATCAGATAGTTGATATTCGTTCGGATACCGACAATATCATAATTACTGCTATCCAAGAAAACACACAAATGTAATGTCAAAAACGCCAATTTCTACTGTAGTTAGTCGTCAAATCCCGGCATATATACGGGATGAATATGGCGCGTTCGTTGATTTTATAAAAGCTTACTATCAATTCATTGAAGAAACACAACCTAACTATAAAGATCTAGAGTCACTTCATTCTATTGAAGACACACTTGATGTTTTTGTTGTTCAATTTAAGAAAGAACTATCAGCGCTCTTTCCAACACATCAACTTGCTGATGAAAGATTCGTTTTACAACGATTACGTGAATTCTTTAAGACTCGTGGTTCAGAAGAATCTTATAAGTTTATATTTCGTGCCTTCTTTAATGAAGATGTTACGATCACCCATCCATCTGAGAATATTCTTAAAACTTCAGATGGTAACTGGGAACAATCTAATTTTATTACGGTTGAACAAACTGTAGAATTAGTTGCAAACAAGACTATTACACAGTTATCGATAACTAATAATTATGGTAATTATGTTGTAGATATTATTGATATAATTGATATTGGCATCGATGGTTTAGTTAAGAGATTTTATTATGATAGTAACATTAAATTAACACTTGTCAAAGGTGATATAGTAAAAGCTTTTGGTGTTAATGCGCTTGGCGAACCTATTTTAATATATAGTGGCATCATAAAACTATCGCCAGCTAGACTTAAAATAGTATTACCTGGAACTGATTATAGTAGAGGCCAAGTAATTAATATTGGCACAGATAGTGTTACATTAAACACAAAAAAGACAATTGCACGAGTTTTAGATACTACATCAATAGGTAGCGTTTTAACGTTAGAAATAATTGAGCATGGTTATCCACACATTGAAAATGAAACATTTCAGCGATCACCATTCACATTTGTTCCAGCATCTTCAATAACTAGAACAGTAACTTCATCATCACCATTAACTTATAATTATATAATTAATGCGGCTGAAAGTATCGCAACTGGTGATAATGTTGTAGGTATTACAAATTCATTAAGCAGTGGTACGGGTTACGCATTAGAATCATATTTTATAACTGCAGATTTTTATAGTGGCGCTACGGTAATTGCAACGTCAACTGAACCAATAACTACATCATCATCAACTAATATTATATTACCAGTAGAGTATCTAGCTTGGCTAGATTCATTATTAGTATTAACATATGAGTTTGATGTTATTGGTAAGACTAAAGGCCGATATACATCAGACGCGGGACAGATTTCTAATCAACAGATGAGAATTCAGGATAGTTATTATTATCAACTGTTCTCATACTTAATTGAAACAAAACAAGATAGATCTAACTTTAAAGATATTTTAACGACAGTTCATCCAGCTGGATTAAAATTATTTTCGCAAATCTTAAAAGAAGTAGACACTCAATTCGCTGTTCAAATAGTTAGTACTAAAAGTATTGATACTAAATATATCATTGATAATATCTTTAGTAATGATGCATTTATTAATGGATTAACCAAAAAATTTACAGAGAGTCCTTCTACTGCCAGTGAGCAAATAACTAGTAAGCTTATTACTAAGTTAAGGACAGATTCACTTACTCCTAGTGAATCAATAACTAGTAAAACCGCGGTTAAGTTATTACTAGATGGTATTACCGCAACTGATCCTAAGATACTTAATATAAATAAAACATTAGCTGTCGAAAGTATTACGGCAACTGATCCTAAAATTCTTGCTCTAACTAAAACATTAGCTGTCGAGAGCGTCACTGCTAGTTCAAGCAACACAACCACAGTAGCATATCTAGGTTATTCTACTGATTACTTTGCCGAGAATTACTCTGCAATAGTAACAACATTAACAATAGGACAATAATCATGATCAATGATAAAATTAAACCAAACGGTGAACTAAACATAGTTCTTCGCGATCAATTTGGAAATATTAAAGAACAACGCACTGTTCCTAATGCAATTACCACTTTAGGTAAAAGTCTAATTGCACAACGTATAATGGTAACTACAACTGCAGTAGCTCCAACACATATGGCATTAGGTACTGGTTCTGGTACCGTTGGTGGTACTCAACAAACACTGTTTACTGAAGCTGCTAGCACTAGAGTAAACGGAGCATTAAGTTCTACAATGGGAACTGGTGCCGATGTTAATAAAATTACTTATAGTAATACATTTGCAGGTGGTGTAGGTACGGCAGCGCTTACAGAAGCTGGAATTTTTACTGCACAATCTGGCGGCATCTTGTTATGTCATACCACATTTAATGCTGTAAATAAAGACGCAAATGATACGCTTACCATTAATTGGACCATCACAATTAGCTAAAGTCTAACATGCCTAGCCTTATTCGATCAGAATTTCATACAGAATTAGCATCTTTGATGCTAAATGACATCTATTACCAGAGATCTAATTACTACTATGGTCTTGGGAAGATCGAACCGTGGGGCGGGGGCGACTTAGTAATACCATTATCATTTACGGGTTTTATATCTGGAACTACATTAACTGTAACCGCGGTTGGTGTAGGTACAATTACGGCTAATACGTATATTACAGGTATAGGTATAACTGAAAATACATTTATTACTGCAGTTGGTACCGGTACTGGTAATGTTGGTACTTACATAGTTAATAATAGTCAGAGTGTTGCATCAACTACTATTACATCAGCTACATCTGTTGATTCTTCTAAAGAAGATACTGATATTAGAAATAATATTCTTTATCTAAAGAAGATCGTTGGTAATGATGTATCACTAGTAACTACACGCTATAACTGGGTAACTGGCACCACGTATCCATTCTGGGATCACACTGTGGTGATGCGTGGCCGAAATTTTTATGTTGTAACTTCTGATAATAATGTTTATAAATGCTTAGATAACGCAAATGTGGCGTCAATAGATAAACCAACTGGCAACGCATACTATCCATTTAGAACCAGCGATGGTTATCTATGGAAGTATATGTATAATATACCATCTTTCAAAAGTTATAAATTTTCATCTCTAGTTAATATACCGGTACAGCAAGCACTTACTGATAGTTTTTATAATAATGGTTCCATAGAATCAATTGCCGTCGTTAATTCTGGTTCAGGTTATAGTGGTGTGCAAAATACAACAATCACTGTTTCTGGTGGTACTACTACTGGTAGCGGCGCCAGTGCAACAAAAACATTAACTGGAACTGGTGGTATTGCAAGCGTAACATCTACTAACACTGGTACAATACTTCTTACGTCTAATACAGTAACTATTGCAGATACATCTCAAACTGCTAGTGATGCAACATATACATTTGTTTCTCCGCCTGGTTCATTCAATGAAACTACACCTGGTACGTTTACATTTAATACTACTAAAGTAACGGCCGGTACAACTCTATTTTATAAAATTAATCATGTTACAACAAGTGATGCAGATTTCGTTGCATCTTCTGGATCTGTTGTTATAACTGGATCTGCGATTTCTGGCACCGGATCATTTACTATTACTCCTACTGCAGATAATTTAACAGAAGGAAGTCAAACTTTTACTGTAAGTATTAGGACTGGATCTACCACAGGTCCAATTGTAGCTACATCTACATCAGTTACACTTATAGATACATCACTAACTCCAACATTAGTATATTCAATTGCGCAATCAACTGATGAAGGTAGCAGTGGCTTATTCAGTATCAACACAGTTGGCATTGCTAATGGTACGACTCTATATTGGGCAGTTAATAACATTAGTACTTCTAATGCTGATTTTTCTTCGCCATCCGGATCATTTACCATAACTAATAATGCTGGATCTTTTACAGTAACACTAGCATCTGATCTTACAACAGAAGGTCCTGAAACTTTTACAATTAGTGTTAGAACTGGATCTGTTACTGGTACAATTGTAGCTACATCTAATGTATGCACGATTAATGATACATCAATAACACCCGGAACAACTTATACATTTTCTACTACTCCTACTTCTATCAATGAAGGTTCTGCAGGCTCTTTTACTATTACTACTGTTAACGTAGCTAATGCTACAACGCTATATTTTACTGTTAATAATATTAGTAGTTCAAACGCAGATTTTACAGCGTTATCTGGATCATTTACTATAACAAGTAATACTGGATCTTTTAATATTACTCCTATTTCTGATCTTATCAATGATGGTTCTAGAAGTTTTACAGTAAGCATTAGAACTGGATCTATTACTGGTACAATTGTAGCTACATCTACATCAGTAACTATCGTTGACGTATCAGCAGCATCAGCTGTATATAGTTTTTCATCGCAACCAACATCGATGAACGAAGGTGTTACTTCTACGTTTAATGTTTCAGTAATTGGTGGCACTATTAATGCTACTACTATTACACCAGGATTACAATATAAAATTGTATCTCTAGGAACAACTAATTTTAATGCCATTGGAGCTGCATCTACAGCAGTGGTGACCGGCACTATATCTACAACAACACTTACTGTATCTGCAGTAACATCTGGTGCTCTAGCTATTGGCACATATATTACTGGGGGTAGTATTGTTGCTGGTACATATATCACGGCACTTGGTACAGGAACTGGCGGCACTGGTACATATACTATTAGCACCAGTCAAACCGTTGCTGCAGCAACTACTATTACGGGTCAACCGATAGCTGGCACAATATTTGTTGCAACTGGCGTTGGAACTGGTACTGGCCAAGTTAATCGCGAAGGTACAACATTGTACTGGATGATTAATCATGGCACTACAACTAATTCTGATTTTTTTAGAACCACCGGTTCATTTGTAATTAATTCAACTATTGGTTCTTTTGATGTTACAACTCTCGCTGATTTGAATACAGATGGATCAAAAACATTTACTGTTTCATTAATGTCAGGATTATCTGGTGGTGTTGGATATACTAAAGGTGCTACTGTTAGAATTATTACTAGTACTGGATCTGGCGCAGTAATTACACCAGTTATGGATGACGCTGGCACAATTACTAACTATACTATAGTAAATTCAGGAACAGGTTACGTATCAGGTGATACAGTTTCTATTTCTATTGGTGGTGGTGTATTTGTACCGGCAGTATCTTCAAGTGGATATATTGACCATGTTACTATCACCGATCCTGGAAGTGGATACTTAACAGCCCCAACATTAACTGTAGTAGATACACGTGCTACACAATTAGGTGTTGGCATCTATGGGCCTGTTGCAGCGCCTGGTCCAGCAACTGTATCACCAGTATTATTCAATGGTTCTGTCGTTAGGGTTAACATCACTGATCCTGGAAAATTATATGGTGCTGCAACTAGCACAACTATTACTGTAACAGGTGATGGTGATGGCGCTATATTTACACCTGTTGTCAATAGCGCAGGACAAGTAATTGATGTAGTTGTTGATTCACCAGGCCAACGATATACGCGCGCAATATTAACTGTAATAGGATCTGGCGCAGGCGCAATCATTAGACCTATTATATCGGGTTCAAATTTTATCTCTGATCAATCTATTGTTGAAGGCGCTGCTTGGTCTGGCGATGGGGCAATTTATAAAATAGTAGTAACAAATCCAACATTAAATCAATATAGTGGTGACGTCACCGTGACTGTAACAGGTGATGGTAGTGGTTGTGTTGCTAATGCTGTTATGCTTAATTCGCGTATTATCCGAGTTGTTGTCACTGAACCGGGTGTTGGATATACATATGCTAATGTAGTATTTACAACTACTGGTAATATAACTACAGCGGCCACAGCGTACGTATGTTTGCCTCCAGCTAATGGTCATGGATTTAATGCTGTAACCGAACTATATGCAGATACACTATCAATAAATACAACATTGAAGAAAGATCCTTTCATCACCGATGTATTAACTAATGTAGCACAAGATTATCGTCAATTTACTTTCTTAAAGAATCCAAGTCAATTTGATTCAACCTCGGCCTATCGAGGAGATAAAGACGTAGTTGCATATACCGTGAATTTTACAAGTTTGGCAGGTTTAGTTTTAGATGAAATTCTAGAATATGTTGTTGATGGTGGCATTAAGAAATTTAGAGTAGTGAATTTTTATGGTGATGGTGAAAGCACAGGATTAGCTTCAGGGACGGTTATTTTACAACCATTAGGATCTCAAATCATTAGTTCATTTAACTCTGCGTTGACTGCGGTTTCTAGAAATAATGCAGCATATAATGTTCCTTCTACGGGTGTTGGCATTATAAGTACTCCAGGCGTGAATAAATATACTGGTAAACTGCTCTACGTATCAAATGAATCATATTTTGAATTTAGTGCTGAGCAAGGCATAATTATTAAGACTACACTAAAGTTTTAATATGCATTGTTTACGACAAACAACTTAATAAGAGAAAAGCATGGCACTAAATTTTAATGTTCAACCATTCTTTGATGATTATGCCGCATCAGACAAATATTATAGAATTTTATTTCGCGCTGGTTACGCGGTTCAGGCTCGTGAATTAACTCAACTACAAACAATTCTTCAACAACAGATTAAACGTCATGGCGATCATATATTCGTCAATGGCGCTATGGTAATTCCTGGCCAGTTGTTTTATAGTGTTAACACATCGTATGTTAAATTAAAATCTTTTCTTGCTGATGGTACTAGTACATCAACCTCGTTACTATCATCTTCATCATCTATTAATCCAGTTGGATATAAGTATACCGGAACAACTTCTGGTGCTGAGGCTATAGTTTTACAAACATCTGCATTGAGTGGCACAGATGCAGACACTTTATTTGTAAAATATACTCGTGCCGGCGCTAATAGTAATACCTTTACCACAGGTGAAACATTAACGCGCTCTGATGGCACTGGATTTACACTTCTTGTAGAAGACTATACTACTGATGCAAACTTTATTGGCGTTGGTTCTACAGCGTATATAGAATCTGGCGTGTATTACATTAAAGATAATTTTGTATTGGTTGAAGCACAAAATATTATCTTATCAAAATATACATCAACACCAACAATTAAAGTTGGCCTTGACGTTATTGAAACTGTTGTGTATCCAGAGACAGACGAAAATCTATTAGATAATGCTCTTGGATCTTATAATTATTCTGCCCCTGGTGCAGCACGTTATAGCATTGACTTAAAGCTAAAAACTGTCCCCATTACACAGACTATCGATACAACGACTTTTATTCCACTTCTAACATTAGAATCTGGTGAAATACAGTTTATCTTAAATAAAACTGTGTATAATGAGATTGATAATATGTTGGCGCGCCGAACATATGATGAATCTGGTGATTACACAGTTAATGATTTTTCTATTAAATTACAAGACTATAGGAATAACTATAGGGGTGCATGGGTTAATTCAACAACATATATCATTGGTGATATTGTAAACAGTGACACGTATTATTATACATGTATTCTAGGTCATACATCAGCATCAGGTTCTGCCGCATTTACAGTTGCAAGTAATTGGCTTCTTGATAATTCACCTGTATATAATTATGGCTTAAATGATGGTGTAAAACTATTAAGTGATAAACTAGGCACTATTGCGCAACCAATTATAACAAGTAGTCTTACACCAGAAGTTGATATTACTCCAGATACAACAAAGATTTCATTGGCCGTAGATCCTTCAAAGGCTTATGTTAGAGGGTATGAGATTGAAAAGGCTGCCACTGAATATTTGACTTTGAATAAAGCAAGAACTAGTTCTAGTACAGAAACTATTTCTATTGACACTAGCCCTGGAAATTACATTTTAGTTACTGCTGTAAATTATCTACCAAAGATTGACACTGATGTTACTTTCTATAATGCGTATGCAGCTGCGGGAATTGTTGGTACTACTGCGATTGCTACAGCAAGGATTAAACAGATACAATATCATTCAGGAACCGTTGGTGCTACTGCTGTCTATAAAGTATTCTTGTTCAATATGGTTATTGTTTCCGGTAAAGACTTTGCTCGTGAAGCAAAATACTTATTTTCAAGTATTGGAGGTACTGCATTAACTCGATTCTCTGCTAGAGTAGTACCATCAAACATATTGTTAACTGGAACTCTTAATGCTTCTAGTACTACAACTATAACTGGTATTAATACTTTATTTCTAAGTCAATTAGTACAATATGACTATGTAACTATTAACAGTGGTGGTACTGATACACAGTATCAAGTCACCGCTATTGCTAGTAACACTTCTTTGACTATTTCGGCCGCAACAACTACGGCAGTTTCACCTACAGTTTTGGTAGGAAGTAATATCTCACGTGTAAAGACTGATCTATATCTTCCTGCATTGACAAATTCCACATACTTAATTCCAAAGTATGCAGTAAAGTCTACATCAAATGTACAGTATACATTTTACGAAAGATCAGGTATATTAACATCAGGAAGTGCCACGATTCAAAGACCAAGTTATCTATTCACTGCCTTTAGTAGTGACATCACTTCTGCACTATTCAAAAATTATATAGCTATTAGTACTAGCACCGGCGCGCCGATAGCTATTACTAGTATAGCCGGAACTGGTACCGATACAATTTCTGCTATTACTGTAGCGGGTGGTGGCACTTTTGAATTAATTTACGCAATAAAGAAAAGCACTGGCGCATCACCAATAACAAAAACTATTACTAATGCTGCAGGTGAACTTACCTCAACTATTGTATCGAGTGCACCAACTGTAGCAACTAGTATTGCACCATTATTAAAAGCTGATGCTTTTGAGATTCAAAGTATTATGAAGGGCACTGGAACTGGTGCAATTGATATAACCAGTAAATTCACACTAGATAACGGGCAACGCGATACTCACTATGATTTAGCATCACTTAAACTTAATGTAGGTGCTTATCTAATAGATGTAGTACCACTTAGTTTTATTGGTGCAGCTAGTACTACTGCTACTATAAACACATTTGTTCCACATAATTTAACTACTGGCGATATTATAGTAATAAGTGATGCAACTGGAACTGAACAAGTTAAATTTAATGGTACTTGGGTAATAACAGTAACCACAACGACAGCATTTACTGTTACTGTAAGTAGTTCTGTTGCAAGTGGTACTCTTACTGCTAATCTTGGTATTGCTAAGATTACCGGTGGTACTGTCTACGCATCATATTCATATTTTGCTAGATCTGGCGGTGATTATTCTACTATTGATTCATATTCTTCATTATACTATAATCAACTAAGCAAGACTATAATTAATTCTATAGATTTTAGGCCAACTAAAACTAATACAGGTACTAATGCTATACCAGTATTAGGCATGGCGCTACCAGTAGTGCCGGTGTATGGCGAAGAGACTACTATATCATATAATTATTATCTAGGTAGAACAGATAAGTTATCACTTGATTCTACTGGTAAATATATTATTACAGAAGGTGTGCCGTCTGCAAATCCAAGTGAACCAATTTCACCAACTAATGCTATGGGTTTGTATAAGTTATATATTGAACCGTATACATTCAATGCGAATACTAATTCTGTTATATGTGAAAAGGTAGAAAATAAACGTTATACGATGCGAGACATCGGTAAGATTGAAAATCGCGTTAAAAACTTAGAATATTACGCATCGCTATCAGAACTTGAACAAAACACATTAGCGATAAAGTCATATGATCAGTATGGCATTGAACGTCCTCAGAATGGTTTTATTGTTGATGCATTTACTGGTCAAGGTATTGGTGATACCACTTCACCTGATTGGATTGCATCAATTGATTCTACAAATAACGAACTCCGCCCTTCATTTGTTCAACAACAAATCTCTTTAGTAGAGTCTACTAACTCTCTCTTAAATAGAAGCGCGCTTGCTCAACCATATTCTGTTAACGGTGATTTAGTTACATTAAAGATTGCTTCTACGGTTCCTCTAGTAAAACAATTACGTGCTTCACATACTGAATCTGTTAATCCATTTGATTCATATAGTTTTATTGGTGATGTTGAATTAACACCGTGGTCAGATACTTGGTTTGAAGTAACGCGTAGTCCTGATGTTATTATTAATGACAATGGACAATATGACGCCGTTGTTAATGCAGCTGTAGCTTCAGGTGTTTTAGGTACTGTATGGAATTCGTGGCAAGAAACTTGGTCTGGAGTATCAACAGTTAATACAGCCGGTCGTCTTTTTGTAACATCAGATGGTGCTGTAAAGAAGGCAGATGAAGTTGGTGTGGTGACGTCACAGTCTATTACTACTCGTGCAGTTGGTACTAATACACGCATTGAATCCAGTACAAAAACTTCTGTTATTAATGACAAATTGGTGTCCGTTAACATAATTCCATATATGCGTGCACGAAGTGTAATGTTTAAGGGCGCAGCCTTTAAGCCTAACACTAAAATGTATGCGTTCTTTGATAAAGTTCCCGTAGACACATATATTACATATGCAAAACGACTTACTGTAATTACAGCAGGATCTGCTAAGGGCACTACAGTACCAACGTTTAAAACAGACGTAAATTTTGGTTCAAATATAAACACTGCGGCTCGTAAAGAACTCGCTCTACCATACTTTAAAATTCAATTAGCTGGAAAAGAAAGTGATTTTGGTGGAATGGATAATTCCATTACATCACCAAAGACAAAAGATTTTTATCTGTATACACCTTTTGCTGAACCAAAATATGTCACTGGGCAAGGTTGGATTCCAGGTAGTAAGGTTATTGTTAAACAGCAACTATTGGCTGGCGTCTTAACAGATAGTCCATCATTAACAGTACTTGAAGATGTATTACTTGGTACAATTAGTTCATACGGCGAGTTTATCTTTTCACATCCAATTTATGTTTACCCTGATGGTATTAGAGTAAATCAATTATGGTATGTTGGCGCTACGTATTTGTTTAATGCTATTCAACACGTGCCAAGTCGTATAGCACCAGTTGGCGCGGTGTATCTATCAAATGGTACACTAAGAGGTACATTTGGTACTATGACAGATGGCAGTCCAAACAAAAATGCTACTATTACATCTGGTCTTGGTTCTGTTACAACACCACTTAATGCTGGAAACATAGTTAAAGCTGGTGATTGGACTGCAACATATACCGATAGCACCGTTAAAACCTTTACAGACTATTCACCTAAATATAATTTAACGAACGTAACAATTGTTACGGGTAGTTTCACGGGGGGTAACCCAGCTGTTAATACTACGACAGGGGATGTAACTATACCAGTTGTTGCTACAGCAGGCAGTATGGTAATAACTTGGACTTTCCTCTCAAATCCATTTTATACTAAATCAGTAACTGTGTATTTTGCATAAGTAATTAAAAATTTCAAGGATAGTAGATGGCAAATACCATTGACCCAGTAGGTGTATATGCGTATGGCGAAGTACTTACTGAATATGTTTCAGTAAATGGTGCTTCTCCTACTCCAACTGGAGTTACTTGCATAGTCATTGGACAAGATTCATATGAGGGTAATGATTATCTATACATAGATAACATTAAAGGCGGCGCACTTGGTTATGATACCGCTGTAACAGTTGGCACCAGTATCACGGGTAATAGTTATACATTAAAAGCTGAACAGACTTTGGCAACTGGTATTGCTGTTCCTGCTGAAGTTAAATTATTAACTGGTAATTTGGCTTCATTTCAAACTCCAACAGAATTAAAGACTACTAATACTGGTAGATTATTTGGCACATTTAATATTCCAAATAATTCATCAACGAGTTTTAGAACAGGAACTCGAGAATTAAAATTCAGTGATACTTCTACCAACGATGTATCTGCTGAAAAGACTTCAGGTACCGCAGCATACACTGCTAGAGGCACAATTAATAAAATGCAGCAGACAGTATTGTCTACACGTACTGCAAAAATAGTAACTGACACTGTTACGCTGGACAACACGATTAGCACATTACAATCAAGTAGTGCAGGTAGAGTTAATTGGTATGATCCATTAGCTCAAACATTTCTTGTTAATGTTCATGGTGGTGTTTTTGTAACAGACGTTGATTTATATTTTGCAACAAAAGATAGTGTCTTACCAGTGCGTATAGAAATTCGCGAAGTTATTAATGGGTATCCTGGACAAAAGATCTTACCATTTAGTACTGTTGTATTACAATCAAGTAGTGTTACCATTGATGAGTTTCATGGTCAGAAAGCGACTAACTTTAAGTTTAAGTCACCGGTTTATCTATTGGATGGAAATGAATATGCGCTCTGTGTATTCTCTGATTCTTCTAAATATAAAACTTGGGTTGCGCAGATTGGTGAATTTGAAGTAGCTAAGACTGATGGGACAACATCAGGTTTAATAACATCACAACCATACGCTGGTGTTTTATTCAAATCACAAAATGCTTCTACATGGACCGCGGATCAAACACAAGACTTAAAATTCCAACTTAATCGCGCAGTATTTGACACAAACACAGCAGCAATAACATTAGTTAATCAAAATGTTGCAGTTAATGTTGGTTATGATCTAGCTCAAATAAGTGTTTCAAATATAACTCCTGCAGGTACATCTGTAAGCGCTACATATGCTGGTAATGCAGTGCAATTAGACGAGAACATTTATATGTCCTCAAGGTCTACATTAACTGCTAATACTGGTGGATTTACAACAGTTGTTTCATTAAATAGTACTAGTAGTAATTTATCACCAGTGATTGACTTAAGTCGATGTTCAGCAACCTTGGTTACTAATTCTATTGAGAATCTTAGTGATGGTGAGACTGCTGCAACAGGTGGTACCGCAGCTGCTAAATATGTTAGTAAGCAAGTTAACCTAAATAGTTCAGCTAGTAATTTGCGTATATTATTTAATGCAAATGTTCCAGTTGCGGCTGCGGTGAATGTATATTATAAAGTCGCAGGCGGCGGAGCCGTCATTGATTTTAATACTAAGGGATATACATTAGCAACAGCTAAGACGTCTTATGTTAAAACAACAAATGGATTAGATTTTAGTCAAGCTGAATACTTGATAGAAAACTTAGCAGCATTTGACGTAGTGAAGGTAAAACTTGTGATGAAGTCTTCTAATACTGCAATGGTGCCACGTATTAAAGATTTAAGAATAATCGCATATGCATAATCTCATTAAAATCGATTCAGTTGATAGCATGGCACGTGATACTATGACACATGCTGTGCTTCAAACTGATGAGTCTAAGATAACAGAGTATAGGAATAGAAAAGCCTATGCTCAAAGTAATGCCATGATGCTTCAACAACAACAGGATGAAATCAATCTTGTTAAGAATGATATAAACGAAATAAAGAACATGTTAATGTCTATGATTCAACGTCAATCCTGCGTTTAACCATAAATACATTTGTAGAATAACTTATAGGTAAACTATGGCATTCATCACATATAGAGCATCTAACCCTGCCTCAGGTCCTGGCTCAAATTCAATTAAAGCCACACCTTTATCTAATGCAGAAATTGATGCAAACTTTAAGTCGCTAGATCTTGGTAAAGTAGAAATTACTGGTTCAGCTGCAACATTAACAGCGATCCCTATGGGAAATGCTGCAGGCGTCTTAGCTGTTGTCAATGGTGGTACTGGTAGTTCCACTGCCGCTACTGGTACTGGGACTTTGGTACTATCGACGAGTCCTATACTCGTAACTCCACAGCTTGGTACTCCTAGTCAAGGTATCCTTAATAATTGCACTGGCACTCCTACTATATCATTAGTTAACGCAACAGGACTACCATTAGGATCTACTGGCGTAACAGGTCAATTAACAGTTGCTAATGGTGGTACTGGATTAAATGTACTTACTGCTGGTGGTATACCCTATGCTTCTACTACGACTACTATTGCCACAGGTGATAGACTAAAATTCTTAACTGCTTCAAATAGTTTATTAGTTAACTCAAACACTTCTGCGTCTCCCCCTGCAGTACTTACAGGCACTATTGTAGACGCACACGGTATTGATGCTAATGAAGCACAAATTGTGCTATCATCATATGGCGGCGCTGCAACTGCAGGACCAAAGTTGATATTTAAGCGCACTAATAGTACTATGGCATCACCTTCTAGTGGTGGTGCTATATTACTAAACGATATCATAGGTGGTATTGGTTCTCAATCACATAATGGTACGGCTTATGCTACTGCATCATCTGCTGAAATATTATTAGTAGCTGATCAAAATTATGCAGTAGGTGTACATGGTTCTAGAATAGTATTTAATACTGCACTAAATGGTAGTACCGCAGCTATTGAACGTATGCGAATTGGCAATGATGGTAAAGTGACTGTCGCTGGTAATCTTGCAGTAGGAGGTGTTACTGGTGGATTGTTTGTAACTGGTGCTCAAACAATGAACATCGTGACCCTGAATACATCAGGAGCTAGCGCAAACAATGTTGCACTTGATTGTTCACTTGGTAACTACTTCTATGGGACTTGGACTTGGACTAGTGTTAATGCTAATAATGTAAATTTCACGTTTAGTAATGTACCAACTAGTAAAACATATATGTTTATGCTTGAGATATTCTTAAACTCTACTTATGCAGCTAATAATCCTACTGGCAATCTTTATTTTAATAATACCGGTGGTGCAGCAACTATTTACTGGGCAAACGGTGTTGTACCTACGGTTGCAAATAACAAAACACATATATTTACGTTTTTAACTCATGATAATGGGGCTACTTGGCGCGCCTCTGCACAAACTAACTACGTTTAATTAACATGAATCAAACGATGTTGATGTCGGCGATAACCGGCAATACTACAAAATATAAAGTGTCATCTGTTACTATCAACGGTAACTTTACTGGATTAGCTAGTGTTCCTTCTCTTTACTTCACGGGTGGAGGTCTTGCAACCGCTGCTGCTGCTGGTGCTGCAGGTTATTTTAATTATGCCACGATTAATGGATACTACTATAATACAGGCAATTACTACGCCGATACTCAATACTCATCACTTGGTAGCACTACGTATGGTGGTGGTATCATGGGCACTACTGTAAACACTACTTCTGGTAGCATAACATATGGTGGTTATAATCTAGGTAGCTTCACTGCTAGCACTAAGACTGTTGCCACCAGTGGTGGCGCGCTGGCAAGTGTTACTATTACTAGAGGTGGTGAATATAGAAGGGGCGGCCCACCATTTGCTTCAACTCAACCACTTGCTAGCGGACCTTTTCCATATATTTTCTTCCCAGACTCTAGTGTATTTGGTGCTGCTCCAATTGGTACATGTATGGTAACTTTTACTAATGGAGTAGTAACATCTGTAAATCAAATTAATACTTCGGGATACCCAGGACCATATACAGATACTGCAACATCAACTTTCATAAATGCGGATGGATTATATAATTCAACAGGAGGTGATATATATGCTACAGGGTATGACGCTAATAAGTTAGCTACTGTTAGTTTTACTAGAACACCACTCGTGTATAGTTATCCAATCACTGTTGACACTATATCGCCAAATTATACGATGATTCCTAATACACCTGGTCCAATCACGGTGTCTTATGGTGGCACTACAATTTCAGTTACTCTATCAGCTGAGACTGCATATCAACCAACGTATTACAATTTACAAAGTGTGACACTAACTCAAGTTGGTAGTTATTACACTACAGCTGTCACTCCTATATCTTCCAATGGAAGTGTAACACTCACAGCTAACATGGTTATAGCATAAGGAAAAATGATGACTCTTATTGAAATCGAAAACAACCTACCAACAAAGAACAAGATTAACTTTGATGACTTTCGACGTTCACATCCTCATATTGCATTTGGATTGCCTCCTAATCCACAAACTTTATTTAATGACTTTGGTGTAACAACATATGAATTATCATCGTGTCCTGACGCGTCAACTGCTAAAAAATATTTTAAGTTCGTAGAAACACCAGTCTTAAACGCCGATAAGAGCGCCACTCAGACATGGATTGAAGTAGCTATGAATAATGATGAGAAGAAAGCTGCTTATGATGCTAAGGTAACTGAAGTTAAAGCACAACGTGACGCGATGCTTGCGGCAAGTGATTGGACTCAGATGTCTGACGTAACAATTGATGCCGCAGTCAAAGAAGGTTGGGCTACATATCGCCAAGCGCTTCGTGATGTGACTAAACAGGAGGGGTATCCATGGGATATTACCTGGCCTACGTTAGTTGCTCCAACTTAACACCAGGGTCCTATAAATAAGAATACAGGGCGGCCCATGCAGGTGGTCATGATGGACATACAGTCTTCACACATAGGTAATACATGGCATTCATCACCTACAGGGTATCAACTTCACCGACAATACCAGCCTCTACGACTGCTAAGGGTTCTTCGCTCCTAAACACAGAAGTAGATGCTAACTTTAAGTCACTAGACTTTTATAAGTTAGAGACGAATGGCTCGGCCGCGTTACTAACCGGACTGCCTCTGACGACTGGTGTAACTGGCATACTTCCTGTAGCTAATGGTGGTACTGGTAGTAACACAGCCGCGACTGGTACTGGTGGTGTAGTATTATCTAATAGCCCAACACTGGTTGCGCCTAGTCTTGGTGTACCTGCATTCATCGATCTCACCAATGCTCGTTACTTACCTCTTGATGGTGCAATTTCTGTCACTGGTAAACTACCTATCGCCTTTGGCGGTACTAATGCATTAGCAACTCCTACAGCAGGTGCCGTTCCCTATGGCACTGGTACTGCCTACGCGTTCACAGGTGTTGGCACTGCTGGACAAGTACTAACATCAGCCGGGGCGGGCACACCGACGTGGACCACGGTCACTACTTCCGCGGGTGGATCTAACACCCAAGTACAGTTTAACTCCTCGGGTAGCTTCGCTGGTTCGGCGAACATGACGTTCGATGGCAGCAAACTAGTTGTTGCTGGACAGATAGAATCAACCGCAACAGGTTTTAAGTTTCCTGATGGTACGACTCAGGCTAGCGCCGCTACTGGTGGTGGCGCCTGGACAAAGATTACTGCTGCAGTTACTGCAACTACTAAGAAGCAGTATGTAACAGACACTATAGCGGGCGGTGCATTCACTGTCACGCTACCCGCTACTCCTGCTGCAGGCGACTATGTCTACTTCATGGACGCTGGCGACTGGTTTACATACAACCTGACCGTTGCGCGCAATGGATCCACGATCGAAGGATTGGCATCTAATTTAGTTCTTGATGTTAAGGGCTTGATGGTACAGTTGATCTATGATGGTTCAACGTGGCAGGTCACAAGCAACATAGGTCCTCAGGGCCCAATTGGTCCAACAGGTCCCGCCGTAGGCGTTGGTAAAATCATTGCTATGGCGATGATATTCGGAGGTTAAGATGGCAGCGCCAAACATAGTAAACGTCACTACGATCATAGCAGGTCTAGCAGTTGCAGCACCTGCCAATACAACTGCCAACGTAGTAGTATCTAATGCAGCATCTTCTGCTTCAGTAATTAAAATTAATTCATTAACTTGCACTAATGTAACAGGAAGCTCAGCTACCACGACAGTTTCAGTTACAAGTAGTGCGGCAGGTGCTGGTACAGCTTATAGATTAGCTTATCAAATTTCAATACCTGCAAATAGTTCATTACAACTAGTTGATAAGGGTAACTTTGTATACTTAACGGAGGATAAGAGCCTTGTAGTTACAAGCAGTATCAGCAGTTCAATTGAATACATAACTAGTTATGAAACGATTAGTTAATGTCCAAATTTACAAGAAAATTAACATCTTCTGTAGCGCCTATAGTTAATACACCCGGTGTATGGACTGTAAATGAGCGTACACAGAACTCTACTGCTCTGGTTATCACTAGTATAGTAGTTTGTGATAGTGGTTACAATGAACTTGATGATACAGCAGTTGGAACTAGTGGCGGTTATCTTAAAATAAAAGGTACTGGCTTTTTATCTACAGCTACAGTATATCTTAATGGTGTATTGATTACACCTACAGTTACCAGCTCACTCGAATTAAGGATAATTGTACCCACGTTAACCGTGGGTACATATTCTTTAATAGTATTCAATACCGCTGCAGTAGGTGCTATTTGGGCAGCTGGCTTGGTTATATCAGGCTTCCCAGTCTGGAGCACGACGACTATTGCTACTGCTAATTTAACTGTCAATACACAGTTAGTAGCCACAGGTGATGCAACTTTAGTATATACTCTAGCTAGTGGTAGTTTACCTCCTGGTGTTACTTTAAGTAGTAGTGGTTTATTAAGTGGTACCATTAGTCCAGTGCCTTCAGTTAACACAGTATACAATTTTACTGTAGATGTTAAGGATGCTCAGAATCAAAACTTAGCACAAGCAATTACATTTAGTTTAACAGTTGCTTATCTCCTGAACAAATCCCTGCGCTTCCGGTCTTCTGCGAGTGCGTACCTGAACAGGACGTTTGGGACTCCTACCAACAACAAGAAATGGACTTGGAGTGGGTGGGTTAAGCGCGGCGCATTGGGAGCTAATGAAACTATTTTTTCTAGTTTTCAAAATGGTAGTAATTATTTTGACTTTAGATTTAACACAAGCGACCAACTATTTGTGCAAAATAGAGTTGGCGCGGTTAATCTTCTAGGAACTAATACCACTGCGGTATACCGTGATCCATCCGCTTGGTATCACATAATGTTTGTGTTTGACTCTGACAATGCAACTGCCGCAAACAGAAACTTGCTTTACGTTAATGGTGTATCAGTTGCGTGGTTGGCAAATTCAGGATCAAGCGACGCAAGCAATTTTAATGCGTCAGGATATGAACACGACATTAGCGGCTCTCAGACTGCTGGCCTTTGGGCGTTATTTGATGGTGAGCAAGCCGAGATCAACTTCGTAGACGGTCAAGCCCTAGCCCCCACGAGCTTTGGCGCATCCAGCATCTACAACCAGTGGCTACCCAAAGCCTACACCGGGACATACGGGACCAATGGGTTCTATTTGCCGTTCTCTGGTGGCACTGCAACGTCTTATGCTGGATTGTTTAATGGGTCAACGCAATATCTTACCGTCCCCAATGACACTGCGTTTACACTTGGCGCAACATCAACTACTGAGGCTTGGATATACTTAACCTCAGCCACAGGAAACAAGCGGATTGTAACGAACGGTTCCAACACCAATTCTTTTGACGTTGGAATATTTGGCACTACCAATACCGTGTTTGTTGCTGGCGCAAACGCAAATACTACAACCGCAATTTCTCTTAATACATGGACCCATGTTGCGGTTGTGTTTAACTCTGGAACGCTTACTATTTACTTTAATGGTGTTTCTCAATCGTTAACAGGGACAACTACGGGTTACAGTTTAGTAGCTTCTACATTGTCTGCGGTTTTCATTGGCGCTCAGAATGCTAGCAGCTATTTCCCTGGGTACATATCTAATCTCCGGGTAGTCAAGGGCACAGCGGTCTATACCGCCAACTTTGTTCCGCCCACTGCCGCACTGACTGCTATCACCAACACATCCCTGTTGACCCTACAGAACGCCACCATCGTAGACAACAGCACCAACGCCTTCACCATCACCAACACCGGCACGGTGGTTACATCTGTCCAGTCCCCATTCCTTGTTACTACCACGGTCCTTACAGCAGACTCCAGCAGCAACGGTAACAACTGGACACCCAACAACATCAGCCTCACAGCCGGGTCCACATACGACTCACTGACTGATGTGCCGACACTGACTTCGGCTACGGTGGCAAACTATGCTGTGTTAAATCCGTTGACTAAAACAAGCGCAATGGTTCTTAGTAATGCTAATTTGACATACACGGCAAACGCTACGTCATACGCTAATACTAATGCAACAATTCAAATGCCAGCTACTGGCAAATGGTACTTTGAAGCATACATTAACACTTTAGCAACTTATTCTCTAAATTCAACTCAGTACGACAATATTAAAATAGGCATTAGCGGTAGCGATGGGTTGTACAGTATAGACGCTACTGATAGTTTAGGGTTTTCTAACTACAGCATATCTACTCCCACTTCAGGGGCATATGATCCTGCTGGGCTGGGGGGTTCTAATAGCGGTGACACTATGAAGGTTGCTTATGATGCAGCTACTGGCAAGTTATGGTTGGGGGCAAAAGGTTCTTGGTCAGGCGGTGGCAATCCATCTACAGGCACAACGCCAACGTACACTACGGTAGGAACTGCGGGTACTTATTTCCCTCGTGCAGTTGTGTTTGAAAATAGTGTAGGCAGTGCTAACTTTGGTCAACGCCCCTTCACCTACACCGCCCCCACCGGTTTCCTCCCACTCAACACGTACAACATCTAATAAGGAGCAATCATGGCAACTACATTTGCAGTACCGGATGGACGAGTGGCGATGGCTGCTACGACGTATACGGGTAATGGGTCAACGCAGACGATTAGTAATGCTGTAAACACGGTGTCGTTCCAACCTGACTTGGTGTGGATTAAAGATAGGACAACGGCTTACAGTCATATTCTTTTTGACACTATCCGGG